GTTTTTCTATGGATTCCTTTTGGTGGTCTAATGGTGGACGATGAGAATACTTAGTATAGTCAATACTGACTTCTCTTTGTGTATTTTTTTGTAACGCAACTTTAGGTAACCATATGTCACTCAGTTCTGCATTTTCAAATAACTTACCCCATATATGATACGACTTTTCTTTTTCTACCAAAAGTTTTTCAATATAAATCTTTTCAGGTTTTTTTGTTAGGAGTTTATCGTCCATAAGTTTTTGTCCGAAGTAACTATCCAAATCAACCCACTTTCTTGCCACTTTTGGTGTGGTGTCCTTAAACTTTAGAATATAGTCCGCCTGTGCACGAGTAAGTTTAAAATGATTAAACTTTTTCATCTTACCCTTTAACCTAAGGATATAGTTATTGTATCCCTCATATTCTTCAAGAATTCTGAGAGCACGAACTTCGGGTAAGTTATTTAATGGATTATTTTCCAACTTTGATATCAAATACAATTAAATATAACATATTTCTGAATATTTATCAATAATGACACAAAGAAAGGTTCCAATTACGAGATTAAATAAATTCTTCAGTGGTGAAGATTTTAATTTAGATATTGCTATGGGTCGTGAGTGGCTTGAAGGTGATATGAATTTTACATTGGTTTTGTATCGTGTAGATAGACAGAAAACAAAAACTGATGATGTATACGGTGAAACAGTTGAGGACGGGATTAAGTTTCATCCTCCTGTTGAGTTTAGAGGATATGTTCAGATAGAACAACCTGAAAATCAGGATTACGGTCAAAGTCGTATGACGCAGATGGAACCTGGTAATTTAAAGGTTGGTGTGTATCAGGACTCTTTGGATGATTTGGGTATAGATATAGAATATGGTGATTACATAGGATATTATGAAACTGAGTCTCGTGTTAGATATTATACCGTTGTTAATGACGGTCGTGTTGTTAGTGATAATAAACACACTTATGGTGGATTCAAACCATTTTACAGAAGTATTGTGGCATCACCAGTAAACGATAATGAATTTAGAGGATTATGAGTAGATATCTATTAAAAGAATTAAACACAATTAAATCTCGTATGGGTTTGGTTGTTGAGCAAGATGAAAATAACATTGACCCAATAGGTCTTCGTGTTATGGTTTATTATAACCTACACAAAAAAACTTTTTCAGTTCAATACAAAGGTAGGATTATATTATATGCTGATTATGTTAAATTAGGTAATGTAGAGTTTAGGGTAAGAGAAGGTGGGAAAGAAAAGGTTAGACAGGAGATGAGAAAAAATGTCCATGCATTTGTTATTGGTGATTTGATAGATTATTGTCAATACCCATGTGAAAATATACCACCTGAAACTAATGACAAAGTAATTACATATAACCCTTACAAATATGACTCGTTTGTTAAAAAAGACACAGAGGAACCTATATTCAACGCAAACGAAATAGATATGATTAACACAAAAAATAAAATATTCCATATTAACGAAATCGTAAGTTAATGGCATTCCCTAAGAAAATAAAAAAAGATTTAAAACTTACTCCTGAAAAAATATTGTTGGACAGGAGGGAAGAACTTATTGAGTATATTCAGGAAGATGGGACTTATTTACCTAAGAGTGTTTTACATGCCGATTTAGATAGAGGTATGTTAGATTTTGTTAAGAATGATTTAGAAATGGTTGCGGACGGTAATGTGGTCAATCCTGTCGATATTATTATTACCACACAAAATTGGTCTCAATTTACGGAAACTTGGAATTTTCAAGATTTAGATAAAAATATAAAACCTCCTTTTATTGCCACTGTTAGACAACCTGAAGTTAAGTATGGGAGTAACCCGTCATTACAATACACAATTCCAAACAGAAAACAATTTTATTATGCAAAAGTTCCTACATGGGATGGACAAAGAAAAGGTATGGACATTTATAAAATACCTCAACCTGTTCCTGTAGATATTACTTATAATATTAAAATTTTTTGTACAAAAATGCGTCACCTAAATGAATTTAATAAGTTGGTGTTGCAAAAGTTCACATCAAGACAATCATACACATCAGTTAAGGGTCATTTTATTCCTATAGTTTTAAATAATGTTTCTGATGAATCTGTATTAGAAGTCGAAAAAAGAAAATATTATATACAGAATTATGAATTTTTAATGATGGGATTTTTAGTTGACGAAAAAGAATTTGAAATTTTACCTGCGATTACAAGAACATTATCTTTGTTTGAGTTGGATAGTAACAAAACAAATAATAGTAAGAGTAATACCAATAATGATTCGTTTGAATTAAAAATAGATTTTAAAGACGGAGTATTTGAATTAAGTGAGCTATATCGTTATAGTGCAGATATGTTAGTATCTGAACTATCTAATGTAAAACAGTATTCTGTTTTTATTAATGACAACTACATTGGTGATGATGTTAAAAAAATACAACTAAATACAAATGATTTTTTAAAGTTGTCTATTGAAAAGTCGGACGAAACGAAGGATTCTTTTATAAAGACAAAAATTAATATATTATAAGGAAAATTATTCTCCGTATAAGTCTTTTTTTTCTTCACATTTTTCCTCAATTATTTTTTCAATAAATCGGTAAATTTTAATTCCGTTTTCTTCACAATACTCTTTTAGGAGTTTGTGATGGTATTCTGAAATTTTTATGTTTTTTACTTTACCCACTTGTGTTTTTTTTAAAAAGATAAAAAAGTATGTATTTTTTCATACTCTTATATAAGTATGTTGATACTATGATTGTACTTTCATGTTTTTTTTAATATTTATCAAATAAATAAATAAAAGAAATTAAATTTACAATGGCAACATCAAACAAAGTATTCGTTTCTCCGGGTGTTTATACATCAGAAAGAGATTTAAGTTTTGTGGCACAAAGTGTTGGTGTAACTACCCTCGGTATTGTAGGTGAAACTCAGTCAGGTCCGGCTTTCGAACCTATTTTTATAACAAATTTTGACGAGTTCACATCTTACTTCGGTGGTACTAACCCAACAAAATTTGTAAACACGCAAATCCCAAAATATGAGGCGTCTTATATCGCTAAGTCATATTTACAACAATCAAATCAATTATTCGTAACAAGAGTTTTAGGTTTATCAGGATATGACGCAGGTCCTTCTTGGTCTATATCAACCGTAGGTAACCCTGACCCGTCAACAATATCTTTTGATTCCTTAGCTGCTTTATATACTATTACTTTAACGGGTAATAAAAACGATGAAGAAAGTATTGTTCTATCGGATGACGATAACTTGGACGTATTCTTAGATGGTAAATTATCAGCGTTATTCACAACAAACAGTGGAACTACTACATCTATAGAACAGGAGATTAAAAATATTTTTTATAGAGTTATTAATGATAGTAATGAGTTGTTAAATAACAATTACAAAGACACTGCATACTTTTTCGGTAGTGTAACAAATACAACTAGAAATCAAATTGATGGTTTTAATGGTACATCATATACTAGTACTGTTAACGTTTTAGACTGTGATAACGTATTAGCTAACGATGCAGATTTTACATCATATAAAAATGAACCTTGGTTATACGCAACTTTTGAATACGATTCAAACGATGAAATTTTTAGAGGTGAAGGATTTGGTGGTAGATTTACGAATATAGTTGATAATGGTAACGGAGATTTTACCGCGACTATTGAGTTCGCGGGTGATACCTTTACAGCGTCGGTATTTGAAGAGTACCACGACTTGGTTATTGCGACTTTAAGGTCTAGAGGTATAGCGACATACGGTGACGATGACGGAGCAGTTTATGAAGTAGATGACATTAACAACGTATCAATCATTTGTGATGGGGAATTTTCAGGAGTTACGGTTAATCCTTTCCAAACATTCCAAATTTCAGGTGTTACCAAAGATAACGAAACATTTAAGTTTAACACTTCTTTTGATATTAGTAAGAGTAATTTTATAACTAAAGTATTTGGTACTGGTAACTTTTCTAAACCAAAAGATGAAGTACCTTTGTTTGTTGAAGAAAATTATTACAACTTATTAAACACAGGTTATTTAGAAAATAAGATAAGAGGTATTAAGTGTGATTTATTATCTTTAAATGGAGCAAGAACAGATAATGATAATACAGGATTAGGTTGGTACTTAGAAAGATATCAAACACCTGAGACTCCATATGTGGTTTCTGAATTAAGAGGTAGTAATGTTTATGACCTATTTAAGTTTATCTTAATTTCTGACGGTAATAATGCAAATACTGAAATAAAAATTTCTATTACAAATATATCGTTTAACAATAGAACATTTGATATTATTGTAAGAGATTTCTTTGATACTGACGCAAATCCTGTGGTATTAGAAAAGTTTACTAACTGTACTATGGATATGAGTCAAAATAGTTTTGTAGCTAAAAAGGTAGGTACTGCTAATGGTGAATTTGAATTAAAATCTAAGTATATTATGTTGGAAATAAACGAAGATGCGCCTATCGACGCGTTACCTTGTGGATTCAACGGTTATAATACAAGACAATACTCAGGTTTAAAATCACCGTCATTATTATACAAGACTAAATATAACAAGCCAGGAGATATTTTATATAACCCACCATTCGGAACTAGCACTGGTGATAACCAAACAATTAGTTCAGGCGATAAAGTAAGAAAAACTTTCTTAGGTGTTTCTGACACAGTAGGAATTGATGTTGACTTTTTAAAGTATAAGGGTAAACAAAATCCAGCAGACATTACAACCGCTTTAGAATCACAACCATGGTCTACAATGACCAAAGGTTTCCATATGGACTCAGGGGCTACAATAGTTTTAGACTCAAACGGAGATTCTAAGTTTGAAGTTGGTGAAGTTGAGTTTAGAAGTGAACCTTCTAATGATACTGACCCTTACTACAGATTAAACTCAAGAAAGTTCACATTATTACCTTACGGTGGTTTTGATGGATGGGACATCTATAGAGAACACAGAACAAATGGTGACAGATACACATTAGGTAATACAGGTTTCTTAAAGGGAGCATCTACTTCTATAACATTCCCTAACGGTAGTGGATGGGGAGCGTTTAAAGAGATTGCTGGACCTGATAAACAAAGATGGGCTAATACTGACTATTACGCATATCTATGGGGACAGTATACATTCATGAACCCTGAGGCGGTTAACATTAATGTATTTACGACACCAGGTATTGACTATGTTAATAACT